CGTGAGTCCTCGCTCTAAACTTTGCGGTTTAGCGCGAGACCCATGGTCGTGTGTCGGTGTGTTGCCACCCCGTCGCTTCTCTCGCCGCAAGGCGGATAAGCAACGGAGAACAGACAAGACACCGGAAGTTTCCGCAAGGAAACGACCGTTGTTGTATGGGGTCAAGCGGGATGAGTTCCAGAAGATGGCAGAGCGTTTGAGAGAATCGTATAAGCGGCTTCCAGCCGCTAAACGACGCCTCCTTTACACCGAGGTGTATGAAGCATGGACTTGCGTCCGTGCACTTTATACGTCTGTGGTGAACAAACGCCCTGTCTTCAACTGGAACACCAAAGGAGGACCTTCGGGGACGGCAACTTTGGCTAGGATGTTCCACTTCCAGATCTGGCTGGTGAAGACTTCTGTCTTCTCCGGTTTTGGTCTGGTTGCGGCGAAGCTTAAACAGTACTCTGATGAGTGCCGTTTGGCAACGTTTCATCCTAATCCTAAGAAGCCGTTCCTTCTGCAACTCTTTGGTCTCCGCAACAAGAGAAGATACTTTGAACAAGCATCTTACCTTGGACGATCCCTCCCACTTGGTGGGGAGGGTGTCGTTGCGAAGGCCATCAAGTCGCACAAGGAAAACCTCGGGATACGAACAGAGGTCCCTCTTCGGCTCATGGAGGAGCTGAGAACATTCGGAGAGCAGTTTGGTAAGAGATATATATCTCGTTCCCAACCTATTATCCCCGACTTCCCACTCTCCTCCGGAGCCTGCCTGGAAAAGTCCAGAAAAGAGGGCGGCCTTGCCGCGTATCTCGTGGAATCCCTTCAGTCCTCCGAGGAAGCAGCACTGGACAGCAGTTTGCTTAATGGCATTTCTGTTGAACAGTGCTTTAACCTTCTTGGAGATGTAAGGATCAGAAACAAACTTATTGAAGAAATCGACTTTGAGAGTATACCGAGAGCGAAAGTTGAGGTTGTACGTGAGAGGGGCTTTAAGGCCCGGATTGTGACCAAGTCTCCAGGGGCATGTGTGGCCCTGGGTCACTTGGCACGGCATGAGGTACTGCGCGGATTGCGTAAGCATTTCGCTGTCAGGTACTCTCTTGCCGGTACGGCAGAAGAGCGCCTGAGGTCGATGGAGGGGATTGGTAAAATCTTCTCCGCCGACTTCAGGTCTGCATCTGACAAGATACCTGTCGAGGTCGCGAAGACTTTGTGGTCCGGTCTCT